TCCTGTTATTATTACTCACCTCATACGTCACCCATCGACAATTGGCCGGTTCGTAATTTCCATCGCCGTCTATACGATCAATCACCAGCGTCGGATCAAAACCATTGGCCTTCGCCCACTTCTCAAAATTTTTAAAATCGCGCCATTCCTCGCAAACCTTGATTCCCTTGTTCAGATAATACTTTTTGTTCGCTTCAAGACTCTGCCCTTTCGTTCTGACGAACATCGCTTTCCATCTGGCATAAAGCGTTGTTTTGGCTCCCCCATGTTTCCAATTCCGCGTTGATGTAGTACAGCGCCCACAAAGATAATTCTCCGGATCTCTCCCCGGATTATTTCGCAACCAGCGAGTAAACTCTTTCCAAGGAACCTCGTTTTTCCTCTTGCATTTTACGCATATTCTTTCTACAGTGCTCATCCACTTACTAAACCACTTGCGGATGCGCCCGTCAATCACCCCGAAAAATACCCCCCGAGACCACCCATGAGTCCGCCTGCTAATCCACCAATCACCGTACCCACCCCTGGAATGGCGCTGCCGGCTAATGCCCCGGATGCGGCTCCCGATAGAGCCCCCTTGGCCGCGCCTCCCATGCTTCCGCCGCCGCCCTTGGACTGGCTGGCCGCCAGTTGCGCGTTGTAGCCGGCGTACTGACCGTAGTTCATGCTCTGCTGCCATTGGTTGGCTAACTGGCTGACATCAAGTCCGTATTGCGGAAAACTCGAGGTACCTGCTCCGGTGTAATATCCGCTCGGCCCCTGCGGCATGTAAGCTGCACCGCCTTGAGCTGCGGCGGCCGCCCGCTGTTCAGCCGTGTTAAGGTAGCTCGCGCCGGCCTGGTAGGGTGTCTGACCGCTACCCAAATAACTCAGCGCAGCCTGCCGTCGTGCCAATTGATTGGATAATCCTGTCTGGTAGAGGCTTTGCGCCACGTTGCCGATATCCTGTCCGCTCCCATAAAAACCTTGTAAAGCCTGCTGACGCTGCTGCTGGAGCGCTAAACCAGCCTGCCCCGTGGTCATCGCTTCTTTCACCAGCTGGGGCGTGCCGTACACGTTGCCGCGCGCAGCTTGAGCGGTTCGAACCGATTGTTCAATCTGGCGCTGGGTAACCGGGTCAAGCTGAGTGCCTAAAGCTTCCTGAGCCGCCAGGTCCTGACCCAGTTGCTGACGTCCGGCTAATCCAGTCGGATCGATCTGGCCATACAGATCCAGATAACTTTGAACATCACCCGCTGACGGTGGTCCGGGTCCAACCGTGCCTAAATAGCTCGCCGCCACCTGCTGGCGCAACGCTTCAGTGAAAGGATCAATCTGGGCCATCTGCGCCAGAGCGACCTGCTCGGGCTGTATCCCATCGCCAATGGTGCCTGTTCCGGTTTGTGGCGATGGTTGACCAACTCCCTGCCAGCGCGCGGTATTCTGCTGAAAAGACTGCAGTAGTTCGTCAGGAAAAATGTCCTGATCGATGGTCCGCATCTGGCCATTGACAAATATGGTCTTTCCAACATTCTGCCCATACCATTGTTGCCATTGCGGAATACTGACACTGGTCGGGATCTGGGTGCTGGTCGCGTTCACGCTTTCTCTCCTTTAATAATAACCGGCACCCTGAGTCGGCATGACTACTTTGGGATTGTTCTGGTACAAGCTCGGATTAGTCCCTGTGCCTGAAACCTGGGCCAGTGACAGGTTGCTGGCGATGTTACGCGCCTGCTGCGCCACATCGCCTAAAGCCGGTACATTAGCCGTCCCAGGCACAAAAAAAGCGCTTGGCGCCTGATAACTAAATGCGCTCGGATTCTGACCGTAAAGTTGCCCCAAGCGGTCAGTCGCCGCTTTCATGCGCATCTGGCGTTGCGCGTAAGCCAGCGGATCGACCTGCGACTGAATCGCCATCTGCCCTTGAGCGCTCTGCAGCGCTGCCTGATTGGCCAGAGCCGTCTGCATCTGAGTTTCAGCCGGCCCAAGTTGGCTTGTGGTCTGCAGATTCGCGTATTGCTCAATCGGTTGATCGGCAATACTCATCATTTCGCCCGCACCAGCTGTGCCGACCGCAGCCTGGGCAGCTTGCCCCGGCGTAATGGGCTTTGGCGGAGCGGGGGCTTTTGAGCTACCCATAGCTAATATCCTCCGTTAGTTAACGCTGTTGCGCGCATAATTGGTCATCCTCCTGGCGATCTTCTGGAATTCTTTCCAACGAAACATCCGCGGCGAGCCCTTCTCTGTCCGATTGCCCCGGTCCCAGATCACGACTGGGCGCCAACCGCCCCAGCGATCGCAAAGTTCATCGAAGAGCAGCGCGCTGGTCGCCTGGCTGTCGCTGACCAGCATCTCAATCATCACAAAATTCCCCAACGGTTCGTGCACGAACGGTTCGAGAAATTGTTCCAGACGCGAGAAAAATTTCACCGTGCAAACGCCTTTGCCCGCTCCATCCTCAATGCGATAGCTGATTGTTCCCTTGTTCCAAAAATACGCCATCCAGTCCAGGATCGCCTCTTTATCCCAATAACTGAATTTCTCAACTTGCCGGATCAACCCGAGCAACTTGCGCATCGTCTCCAGATATTCGGGCGCGTGATTGTTCATGTGGCTACCTGCGGCATCGATTCAAAGGCGCTTGCCTTGATCTGGTACAAGGTCCAGTTGCCGGTCCCTTCCAATTGAAACTGGATCTCGTTACAGATCCCGGTCTTTAGGAGCCCGATAATCCGGTTGACGTAGCCGTCGGTATCCAGATCGAAAGGGAAAGAAGGAATCGTCAGACTCAAAAGATAGGGATTAGTCGATATATTCCGCTTGATGAGTTCCTGTTCCCGATCCGCAATTACCGTGACCGTGACCGGGTCAACGCTGTCCAGAAACAGGAACCGACCCGAATGCGGCCGGATCTGGGTCAAGTCAGTGTTGAACCCGAAAGATTTACTGGTCAGACTCGAATCGTAATATTGCTTAGTGCTGTCGATATTCTGGTCGAAGTACTGGCGCTCAACCGGATAGGTGAACCGGCTGACTATCCCATCCCGGGTCGCTACCAGCAGAACCGAATAGTTGACGTCAGTCCGGTCCCGGGCAAAGTCGCGCACCGCGACGTCGCTCCCTCCAATCTCAAAACACCAAGTGCCTTGCCACTTTTTGAGCGGCACAGAGTAGATCAACATGAAATTGTTAAAGGCTGAATTATCCAGCGGCACGCTCAAGATATAGAGCCGGTTCCAGAACGTCGCGCGCGCGTTGTCGCATGCCGCCCAGTTGATCCGGTCGATGTAGCCTTGAATATCCAGGCTGATCGGCAACCAGACACCTTCCTGCTCGCTGGTCGGCGCCTGGGAAAGCGCGTAAACGCCGCGCCCGGTCTCACTCAAGAAATAAACGTCCGCCTCACACTGAACAATCGTCCCATGCGAACGACACCCGACCGTCGTGCTTATGCGATCGATCCCCCAATCTGGCACGTCCAGCCCGGGTCCGGTCTCGACCAGCCAGACGCTTCCGTTGCGGAACACCGCAATCGACTGGCCCTGCCACAAACATTGACCCGTAATCAGATCGGTCGTGACCGGATCAATCGTCACCGTATTCGTCGTAATAAAAAAGGTTTCCGGATCAAGCACGTCACTGACGACCAGAGTGTTCTGATAAATGTAAATCAGCCGGCTGATCGCCCAGATCGGGTAAAGCGCGGTGGGATACTGACTAGGTAAGGTGATCGAGCCAAAACCAACCGCCGGATCGTACTTGTCCAGAGTCGTGCCTTGCGCCATGCAAAGCTTAGTCCCGCATAAAGCTGAATAAACCTGGTTCCCGCCGCCGTAAGCCGGTCCGCCGCTCAACGTGCTCCATGCGTGACCCCGATTATCCCACTTGAACCAACTCGGGCCGTTATTGGTAATGAAGACGCCGTTACCGACATGGTGAATCGAATCGAGGCCACCGCCGGCGTTCTGCGCGAGTCGGATAATGCCGGGGCGCGACCGGTTAAGCCCGTCAAGTTGCGTCAGGCGATTTTCGGCATCCGCCGCCGTACTGGAATCAAGAGCGCTGGGCGGCAGACTGTTGTTGACGCCCGCGATTGGCACGGAGGTGTCGACCAGAATTGTATCGTCAAGCTCTTGATTGAACAGGGGCATTTACATTCCAAACGGGTTCCAGCTAGTCGGACGATTCTGATACCAACCCCTCAGATAATCGCCGGTCTCGTAAGTCACCGGTACTGCCTGCTGGCTAAATTCGCTCTGGTTTTTCTCGACCTGGATCGCAGCTTTGATGTGAGCCATGGCGATCTGTTCCTCACTGTTGAACTTCGCCACTTGCCCCATCCGTTTCCACAAAGTGCCTGTGGTAAAGCTAACCAGCGCATCCCAGATATGGCTGATCCGCGGCACGCTCATATCGTTATCCAGAGCGTCAGGCTTGAGCTTGACCTGGGTCCGGATATAGATCGTTAACGGGGAGCCATCCGGATTACTACCGATCGGCGGCGGTTGAAGCACCAGTTGGGTAAAAATTAACTCAGTAGCGCTGGGCGGCATCACCAAAGGGCTTGTGGGTGCCTGCGCCTGGATCGTGACTGCTGAATCGGTGACATCTTTCGACAAGGTCGTGACCGCCGCGTAACTATGCGCGGTCGTCATCGTCACGTTTCCAGGCGGATTAGGCGGATTGACCAATCCTTGCAAGAGGAAGGATTCAGAGATCGGGAAGTTGTTCGCGTCACGGCCGGCAATGTAGAGCGTAAACGGGCTGGCGTTATTGGTCGTGAACGTGAACTTGCCGGGATTCGAATACGGCCAGGCCACATTTTCAGCCCGGTAAAACCAGGGCGTGTTCCCAGGCAGATTAAATGCCGGATAGGTAAAGCGCTCGATCCAGTCACGTTCCCGGTAGTTAAGCCGGATATAGTTAACTCCGTCATAACTCATCGAAACGAAAATCACTTCCTCTGCGTCGTACGGAAGGAAAAAGACGCCTTTCAACGTCGGATCAAGCAAGATCCCATCCAAAACCCGCATCGATTCGCGCCAGTTGTGGCTGTCGTAGAGGGTCGCGTACTTGAGCCGAATCGCGCGTCTGGCATAATCAAGCGCTTCACTGGAGATATCCCCGGTGGTTTCTGCAGCGAAGTTGATGATGTC